ACAAGATGCCGTTTATGAAACTGTGACTGTTCCAGCAGATGAACGTCCAGAAGATAACGACACCAATTATGTTGGATTGATTGCACAAGATGTGCAGACAGCAATGACCGAAGCTGGTGTAGATTTCGATTTGGTAACTGAAGGTGCTAATGGAAAACTTGCAGTTAAGTATTCTAACCTTGTCATTCCACTGTTAAAAGCAGTACAAGAGCTAAGTGCAGAAGTAAAAGCACTGAAGAATGGATAAGGTAACAGACGTATTCAACTCGTTGTATTCAGCAGTTGTACAAGCACAGAAGGAAGTTGAGGGGAAATACATTGAGAACATTAACAAAAGTTATTTTGAAGATGGTAAACCCAAGACCGTCGCAGTTGAACTGGGGGGAAAGCAAGTTGAAGTTCCTCTCTTTTCACTTGTACCGCACAACGCACTCAAAATTGCAGAGTGTGAAATAGATTTTGAAATAGATTTAAATTTTAATAAAGAAGCTAAAGGATGTCTTAGTAAGTTACGAAAGAATAAAATGGCTAACGTTAGAATAAAATTTGCTGGTTGCGATCAAGCTGAAGGGCTTGCTCGGATCGGTGATGGTTTAGTAAAACAAATACCTACAATATAAAAATGGCAGGAGCAGATGATGCACAATTAAAGGATTTCCAAGGTCTACCGATCTCGGAACTCATAGTAGACCCACTTGTTTCGGCTTCTGCCGGACAGAAGAAATTAGCTGGCGTAACACTCGATTTCGTATCGTCAATTGGCTTTGAGCCAGACCCAGATGATCCGAAGAAAACTCGTACACGTACCGTTGACGTAGAAGTTGAACGACTTATCAAAGGACGTACGACACCGCAGAAGCAGATGGTCAAGATGCCGTTGCTTTCTATGGTTACAATACCCAACTTATCTATATCTGATGTTAAGATACATTTTGATATGGAAGTTAAAAGCCATTCAGAACACAAAGATTCACACGACAACACGCAAGAAGACCATTCAGAAACTGAAGGCCACGCTGAAGTTAGTGGCCATTTTTGGGGAGTTGGGGTTACTGCTGGCGGTAGTCATTCATCATCTCACACTGGAACAGTTACGTCACACTCTGAAAATACTAGAAGTACAGATTTCTCTGCACGTTATTCCATTGACGTGGAAGCTAAACAGAATCCACCTGCTGAAGGGCTTGCAAGATTTACACAAATGCTGGCATCCACGTTGGAACCAGTTGACACTCAAGCTAAATAATTTATGGACGAAAATCCACATACACCAAAAGAGGAAACCGTTACAATTAACGGCAAAGAACATAACGTAGCTGACCTTTCACAAGAACAGATTACGTTTATAAATCAGGTAGTTGATCTGGATCGTAAAGCGTTACAGATCAACTTTAATCTGCAACAAACCATTGGAGCGAGAAATCACTTTACGAGCTTGTTGAATGAATCACTAAAAAGTGATACAATTGAAGAAACTAAATGAACTTAGATGATCTTAAAGTAGCATTTGCTTCAGTCACAGGTCTTGGAAACTGGATGGTTTCCATAGACCTTGTGTTGAAGGTTGGTATATCTTTAGCTTCGCTGATATATATTATTTTAAAAATTAGAGAGTTAGTTAATAAAAATTAAAAGGCTGAAAAATTTTATCATGTTAAAAAGTAAAACATTCTGGACGGGAGTCACTGGTTTGATAGGTGCTATTAGCGGTTATCTTACAGGAGACTTAGAACTTGGTGCTGCTATTAACGTTGGCATTACATCTGTGTTAGCAATTTTTGTTAGACATGGAATAAGTAAAGTTGAAGGGAAAGTAAACTAATATGGCTTACGGCAAACGTAAAAAAGGCGGTCAGCGTTTGATGGAAATGTCAAAGGCTGCTACTAAAAAACGTATAGCTAAGAAGAAGTCTAGAGTTGGTGGTAAGAAGTATGTTACACCATTACCTAAACCTAAGTCTACTGCAGGGGGTCGTAACAGAACTGCATTGCGTACGCCTAAAGGCACAACAATTCCAAAGAAAGCTGTTAAGAAGAAAGCACCTGCAAAAGCTGGTACAATGACTGATGCAAAAGGTAGGTCAAGGGCATTAAAACCAAAGACAGGTGTTGCACCTAAACGCGGTGCGTTAACAAAAGCACAGTCACGTGCAAACGAGGTACGCCGTAAAAACTTGCGAACTGAAACTGCTGGCTTACAAAAGACACAGAAGGAACAAATGGCAGCTTTAAATAAAGCAAAACTTGCGGGTAATATGGCACTATTACTTACGCCGGGAGGTGCTCTAGTTAAAGGTGCTTCATTGTTAGGTAAAGCTGCTCCTGCCATTAGACCTTTAGTAGGTAAAGGCGTTTCAAAGCTAGGTAAAAAAGTTAAAAGTTTATTTAACAAACCAAAACCAAAGCCAAAGCCTAAAACTAAACCTAAAACTAAAACGGCAACTGCTGCTGATAAAAAGAAAAGCAAGCGAACTGAACAAGGTTATGCCGATTTTAGAAATCAAGCTAGAGAGGCTTCTAGAAAAAACGCTAGAAGAAGGGGCGGATGATAAAGGTTCTTTATGCGATTGCCAAAGCTCTACCAGCCCTTCAAAAAATTCTGGACAAATTGTTCGGAGAAGGGCGGGAGCTTGGTGCATCGAAACGCCTTGCTGCTAAAGATATTGCTGTTGATGATGCTATCGAGCGGGTGCGTAAGCATAAAGTTGAATAACAGTGAACGTTTAGTGCAGCATCCTGAGTTTGAAAAAGCTGCGTTAGCAGCACCAGAATTTACAAGAGAAGCCCTCAAGACTATAAACCGTCTTGAATACGAGTTAGAAAGAAAATGACACCGGCAGTAAAAACAACGACAACAAAAGAAACTACGCCTGTTACAAAACGTGACAAGCCTAGTAAAACTCCTGCAGTTAAACGATGAGTGTTGAGTATATATTAGATAGGTTTGGTAAAAAGGTTGGTATGCTTCCAAGCGATACTAGCCAACGTGCGTTATTGCTTGATTATGTTAATGAAGCTGCTCAAGAACTTTATGAACAATCTGATATGCCGGGTTCGTTAGAAGAGGCTGAGTTTTATGTGCAGGGTGATAAGACTATTGCAATGCCTTCAGATGTCTACGCGATTCGAGGTATACGTGAAAAGACGGGTGACAATAATGTATGGGACGCGACACCACTTACAGAACGTTATCGTGAAAATAGTTGGGTATCAGACCACAATAAATTTCGTGTAAAAGGCTACAGCCCTATACAACGATCATTGCCTACAAGTATTACTGAAGCATCTGATGCCGCAAACAAATTAAGTTTTAGATACTACGGTGTTACGGCTGCTGCAGAAATTTTTAATGTTACAGTTAAGACAGATCGAAGTGATAGCTATACTATATCGCATACTGTATCAAGTAATATTGCAGTAAATTCAGTCCAAAGTAGCACAGTGTCTGATCCCGGTATACCTATTAAAGATATCGTAAGCTTTACACGTGCGGCAAAACCTACTGCCACACAAGGTAAAGTAGAGTTGGTTGATTATAACTTTCTTCAAGGTATTGTTTACGCAGAGATACCTTCTAACGCTACTGAGTCTCGTTACTTAATTGTAGATGTTAGTGAGTTTCCTTTTTCAGATTCTGCTGCACAGAATGACCAGCATACGTTACAGGTTATCTATAAGAAGAAGTTAACTCGATTACAGAATGATGCTGATGAGTTTCCTGCACCGGGTTACGATAATATAATTGTCAGCAAATGTATGGAACTGTTTCTTGAGGAGCAGGGTAAAATAGAAGAAGCGATTTTACATGATAAAAAAGCGTCAAGATCGCTCGCACGTCGTCAAGCTGATCTTGAACGTGGTCAAAATCAGTCAGTAATTTTTAAACGTCACAATCATGATAAACTAGCATGGCTCGCTACACGCAAACCTCGTTTATAGGCGGCATGAACATGGCCGTAGATGATGCTCGTCTTGCTGATGACGAGTATCGTTTAGGTATTAATGTGCGTAATAGGTTTGGTGATCTGCGTCCAATAAAACGTCCAGAAAATATAACTGCTGGGTTAACTGCTGGTATTCCTATACAAGCAGTATATGCGTTAGGTGATTTTATTAT